AGTTCACAAGCGAACCCCATGAAAGTCCAGCAAGTCGGCAGCAACCAAACCGAAGTGACCCTGGCAGACGGGACCTGCATCCTGTTCTCCTACGATCAACCCGTCGCCGCCATCGTGCCTGGCAAAGGTTGGATCCGCACCGCTTACCAGTGGAGCGCCACCACCACCAAGCACATCAACGCTTGGATCCGCAAGCATCGCGGCAACTACGTGATCGATGAGGTCGCCCGTGTGCCACAATGGGATCTGGACCAACTGGTGGCGTTCTGAGGGGTGCCACCTCCTACAATACTCTCAGTTCAACCAACCCCATGACCTACGCTCAGATCACCGCCTCCGAACTCTCCGCCTCTGAGGCACGGTGCGCCATCTTTGACCTGGCAGACGACTTCTCCTGGGAGACCGTCGCCCGTGAGATGATCTCCCGCATGTCAGGCGATGAGGCGCGGGAGTTTGTGGAGGACTTCATCTCCCTCTATGCCGATTGAGGCACTGGCACACTGGGGGGTCACACCCGACCCCCTGACCCTCTATACTGATCTCAGTTCAAACGACCCGACCATGAAAGTTTACGCCGTCATCGCTGGTGAGGATTATGCGGGGCAGGACTTCGCCTCTCTGCGCCTGTTCGATTGCCGCTCCGCCGCTGAGGATTATGAACTGGAACTGCAGAAGCAGTTCGGTGTAGACTACACCCTGCTGGAGGTACGGGAGGTCTGCATGGAGTCCGCCCTCTGTGCCGCCTGAGGCACTGGCACACTGGGAACGGCAGCGCCCTAAAGACTGCCCTACAATGATCACAGGTTGAGGGGGGCACTAAGACCACCCCGCCACCGCCAACTGGTATACTGGGCATTCGCCTGGTGGCAAACCTCAACCTTTCAACCTTTCACTCAACCGAACCCATGCGCTACAACCCCAGCACTGACCGCGCCATCTACACCATCGATGAGATCGCCGCCCAGTGCCGCGCCGCTATCATGAAGGCAAGCGCCCCCGCTTCTGCCCCCTGCTCCTGGGAGGAAGTCGCTGCCCTGGAGAAGTTGGCCGCGGCAGGCGATGAGGATGCAGAATTCTACTTTGAGAACCCCGTGCTCTGGGGGTTCGCCTGGGAGAACGATCTGATGGTGCCTGCCGCCGCAGTCTGAACCAATGGGAACGGGAGCGCCCCTGAAAGACTCCCAGCAAACCAACCTACAATCCTAGCACACCGATGACCGCTGACCTTGCTGCCGCCCTGCTGAACCGCGCCGCCAATGGTGCCGAACTGCTCCAGGTGCTGGACTCCATCGCTGAGGATGCCGCAGACTACCCTGCTCAAGTCCTACCCATGACCCCTGAGATTCGCCGCGACTTTCAGGAACTCTATCCCGACCAATTCTGATAGTGGCACAACGGAGGGGGACACCCCTTCCCTTTTGCCTCTATACTGACTTCAGTTCAAACGAAACCGATGACCGAAGACCGCCTGCTCTGCCTCTACGATGAACTGCTGGTCCTGGCAGAGCGCCAAGCGGTGGACCTCTATGGTTGCGACCTGGACTCCCTGGACCCTGAGATCCTGGAGTTCTACGGGTCCAAACTGACCGAAGACAACCTGGAGGAACTGGCATCCGACCTTGCCCATGAGGCATGGTTCGCCAACTGATCTGCTACAATACTCTCAACAGCAAACGACCCATGTTCCTGATCAACGACACCGCCGCCAACGACCCCGCCTGCCAGGAAGCGATGAAGGCATACGCCGCCCGCCTGCAGGCAGAAGAGGATCGCCGCCAACAGATCCTGGCAGGCACCTACATCCCCTGCCCTGTCCAATCCAGCAACTGGTACATCAGCGACCGCGACTGATCGCGGCGACCTGCTACAATACCTTCAGATCAAACAAACCCGATGACCGCTTCCACCGACAACCTGCTGACCATCGCCACCGCTCTGACCGCCGCTGGTAAGGAAGTGAGCATCAAACGCCTGCCGACCCGTAAGATGCGGAAGGGTGAGGGGATGACCCGCAACGCTCAACACGGTCGCGGCGCCGCCCTGGGTTCTGTGCAGGGTGGGGACCGTCAGACCGCCTCTCATGCTGTCGGCGGCGGTAAGGGTCTGACCATCACCCGTCAGGTCGGCATCGGCGCTCAGATGGTCTCTGACCTGGATGGGGTTCGCCGTCGCGCTGCTGCTCAACACGCCGCCGACCGTCGCGCTGCTGCCCGCGACCGTCTGATGGACCGCATCGATGCTGCCCTTGCGCTCTGACGCCTGACCCTGTACAATACACTCAGTTCAGACAACCCCATGCACTGCTCCACCTTCCCCGCCATCGTTTGGAACTGCGCCGATGAGAACGGGTGCATCCGCTGGTCCGCCGCCTGCCAGGCAGCAAAGGATCACGGTCTCTGGGATGACTTTCGTACCGACTATGGGGTGACCGCTAAGTTCGGACCCGTGGATGCGGGTGAGTTCCTGGTGTGGTTGGGGTACTGACCCCGCCCCATCCGTGCTACAATTCTCTCAGTTCACACCCCCCGACCGATGACCCTGTTCCCTCTGGCAATGTGCTCTGACCTGGAGACCCGTCAGATCAAATGGATCTCCCGCGCTGATCAACTGAAGAACGGTTCGCGCCCCTCCGCCTACATTCACTGGGGACTGCCCGCCACCGTCATCGCCGCCCAGTACTCTGAGGCACACGCAGGGCGGGGGTGACCCCCTCTGGGTTCGTGAGGACGCAGTGCCCCCGCCGCCGCCCCCGTGCGGTCGCGGCGCGTGATGGGGGGTTGTTTATAAATCCACTAACTACCCTAACCTACAAAGTGTTACGAAAGCGCGATAAATCATAAAGGCATTTCAAATACACTCAAAATCAAAAAATTCCGGAGATATAAAATAGAATCATAAGGTTCGCTATATAATTGAAAAATTATAACTCTTAGAATGAGAAAAAAATCCGGAGAAGAAAAACGCCCCATAGAGGTCGATCCAATTACTGGTGAGTATTCGATTAAGTTACCAGAATGGATGGTGAATGAACTATCTTGGTACGAGGATACAGAAATTAGCTTTAACTTGGATGGTAATGATATTATTCTCTCAGAAGTAGAATGAAAAAATACGATATTTACGCAAGAGATAAATGTTTATTTTATCAAGTTGATGAAAAAGAATTTGATATTACCTGGAAAACTCTACGTAATATGGTGGGTATCATGAAGACAGATTATTGTGTTGAAGATCTCAGATACGAAGAGACCTCTGATTGACAAAGACTACATAATAATGTATGATATGATTGACAATTAATCAAGTTATGACAAAAGGATTTACTGTAAAAGCAAAATCGCCCGTAGTCGCAAAAGAACCTGAATGGGACTTCGATAAGGCAAGAGAAATGGTACGTGGTAAGACAGTGGTTTTCTGTCTGCCTGGTCGTGGTGTTTCTTATACATTTCTGAAAAACTTTGTTCAACTTTGTTTTGATCTGGTACAGGCAGGTGCAAGTATTCAGATCTCACAAGACTATTCTTCAATGGTGAACTTTGCACGTTGTAAGTGTCTGGGTGCAAATGTTCTCCGTGGTCCTGATCAAAAACCTTGGGACGGTAAACTGAATTATGATTGGCAACTTTGGATTGACTCAGATATTGTATTCAACACCGAAAAGTTCTGGCAACTGGTTCTCATGGATCAGGACATTGCCGCTGGTTGGTACATGACCGAAGATGGTCATACCACCTCAGTTGCACACTGGCTCGATGAAGATGATTTCAGAGGCAATGGTGGTGTGATGAATCATGAAACTGGTGAAAGTATTTCAAAGCGTCGGAAACCATTTACTGTTGACTACACTGGTTTTGGTTGGGTTCTGATCAAGAACGGTGTCTTCGAACACGAAGACATGAAGTATCCTTGGTTTGCTCCGAAGATGCAGATCTTTGAATCTGGTGAAGTACAAGATATGTGTGGAGAAGACGTATCCTTCTGTTTGGATGCAAAAGAAGCAGGATTTGAAATCTGGTGTGATCCTCGCATTCGCGTTGGTCACGAAAAGTCACGAATCATCTAAGATGACACAAGAACGGTATAATATTCTCTGTAAAGGAAGGAAAATATTTCAAAATCTTACAGAGGAAGAATACTTCGACACTATGGAGGATCTGTCTCAACAGTTTTATCAGACAGGTTCTCCAAACCCAAACGAACTTGACACTGAAATTTATTTGGAGAATTAATTAAAATGGCAGCAAAAGCAACTGGTGGACTGAACAAGCGCACGTCTTATATTCCTGGGCCTCCTAAAAAGTCTCGCCAAGGCGATGGGGCGGGAACAAAGTATGCCGCTTCTTCTCGCAATGGTGCTCGTAAAAAGTATAGAGGTCAAGGTAAAGGTTAATGTACTTATTAGAATGCGATGATGAGTGGAATCATATACATTCTGATGATCTTTGGGTTTATAATAAACTATTCCTAAGTCGGGTTTTGGGTTATACATGTGGTCCTGCTGGAACCACTGTTCCCAAACCCGACTTTTATATTGTTCGACCATCTTTTAATTTATTTGGAATGAGTCGTTTTGCTCGTAAAGAATGGATTGACAAAAGAACTGATGAGATGCATCCTTCGGAATTTTGGTGTGAAATTTTTGAGGGTGAACATCTAAGTGTAGATTTTCACCATCAAAAACAGGATTTGGTTATTCTAGGTATACAAAATAAAGAAGATCCAATTTATAAATGGGTAAAATGGGAAAAAATTGAAAGAAAAGTAGATTTTCCAGAGGTTTTGAAAAAATTAAAAGGTAATTATGAGTGGATTAACTGTGAATTTATTGATGGGCATTTGATAGAGGTACAATTCCGCAGAAATCCAAATTTTAGATATGGAAATTCAGTCGCAATACCAGTTTGGGATGAACAAATAGAAGAAAATATTGAAGAATATCGCTTTATTAAAGATGAAAGTTATGAACGCAAAGGTTTCTGGGTTAAATAAATAAATTTTTACTCAAAAATTGACTTGAAACAATTTCCCATGGGCAAACACCTGCTCCTTGAGGTGTATGATGTGAATTTTGAAGCAATTAATGACGTACAATCGCTTCAAAATGTGATGTTAAGGGGCATTGAACGTGCAAAAATGACCGTTTTGAACGTATTTTCACATTGTTTCATACCTCAAGGATGTACTGTGGTGGTTGCACTGGCAGAAAGTCACGTTTCTTGCCATACCTGGCCAGAAAATGGGTGTCTGGCAGTGGATGTGTACACTTGTGGTGAAGGAAATCCACGATTAATCGCCTTAGAAATACTTAAATACCTAAATTCCGACAATTATTCTTTGCGTGAAGTTGATCGTTAAATAGAAATAAGGAGATAGCAACCTCCTTTATAAAAGTTCTGTTTTATTGATTTAAAACAGGAGCTAAAATGTCTAATTTACCAGTCGATAGAGACTCAAATTACATGTATGATATGTGGGGAACCACAAAATTGGTGACTGATTATGAGTCAGAGAAACCAAAAAGAGTGATTCAAGAGGTCATGCACGACTCTGCACCACGTCATGATCTTAAAAAACAGTCCGAACTGCACGAAAAGATTCGTAACGATCAGGACTATGATGATTGGGATTATGGGACTGAACCAAGCTATGGATCTCCCTGGCACTAGGTATAAATAAAGCAAGAAAACCTATCCATCAATGGCAGTCGCAAGAATATCCAGATCATTTAAGGATATTAGTTTATCTTTTGATCCTCATCCTGTGACAAAGGATCTGCCAGTTTTGTCTAATGAAAGAGCGATTGCCAGATCTGTGAGAAATTTGGTTGAAACTATTCCAACAGAAAGATTTTTTAATCCTCTTCTCGGATCTGATGTTCGTGGAAGTCTGTTTGAATTTGTAGATTATGGTACTGCGGCAATTATTGCGGATCAAATTAGAACTACAATTAATAATTTCGAAACTCGTGTAGACAATGTAGTTGTTGATGTTGATCCAAAACCAGATGATAACACCTTTGAAGTGACTGTTATTTTTGACATTATTGGAGAAGATTTTCCAACACAACAATTTACATTCTTATTAGAGGCAACTAGATAAAATGCCTTTTACACAGTTTACGAATTTAGATTTCGATCAAATTAAAACTCAAATCAAAGATTATCTCCGTGCAAATTCAAATTTCACGGATTTTGACTTTGAAGGGTCTAATTTCTCTATCTTAATTGATACTCTTGCGTACAATACCTATATTACTGCGTTCAACTCAAACATGGTTGTCAATGAATCCTTTTTGGATTCTGCGACTGTTAGAGAAAACGTAGTCTCACTGGCAAGGAACATTGGATATGTACCTCGCTCTAAAACCGCTTCTAAGGCGGCAATCACACTTGAGGTTCCTACCACTACCTCGAGTGCTTTCTTGACCCTTCAAGCGGGTCTTGTATGTGTTGGATCGTCTGATAATACTTCTTACAGATTCTCAATTACAGAAGATATTACCACGACAGTAAAAAATGGAATAGCAAAATTTGGATCTTCAACATCGCCTGTTTATGTTTACCAGGGAAATCTATTAACGAAGCAGTGGACGGTTGATAATTCACAGGATCAAAGATTTATTCTTGATAATCCAAATATCGATGCAGCAAATCTTGTTGTTTATGTAAAAGGTATTAATGATAGTGGATTAGGTAGAGAATACTATAAAGTAGATAATATTTTACAACTCAATAAAAATTCCGAAATTTATTTAATCCAAGAAGTTCAAGATGAAAAGTATGAACTTCTTTTTGGAGATGGATATTTTGGTAAAAAACTTGAAAATAACTCGGTTATCACTGCAAAATATATTGTAACTGATGGTGAAAGAGGAAATGGAGCATCTAGATTTGATTTCCAAGGTAATTTTGTAGATTCATCTAATGTGCGAGTTCTAGTTCAATCTGGAGCAGTGACTGTTAATACCATTCAAAAATCTTCAAATGGCGGTGAAATTGAACCAGTCGCATCGATTAAGTATTTTGCACCAAGACTCTACTCAGCTCAGTACAGAGCAGTAACTTCAAGAGACTATGAGGCAATCATACAATCAATTTACCCCAATGCAGAATCAGTTGCCGTTGTTGGTGGGGAAGAACTAACTCCTCCCCAGTTTGGTAAAGTTCAAATCAGTATCAAACCAAAAAATGGAACTTATGTTTCGGACTTTGATAAACAATTTATTTTAAACAGAATAAAGCAGTATTCAATTGCAGGGATCAATCAGCAGATTGTAGATCTTAAAGTTCTCTATGTTGAGATTGATTCTTCTGTTTACTACAATACGAATCAAGTTTCAAATCCAAACGATTTAAAGACATCCATTACTTCTGCACTGACAGAGTACTCCAAGAGTGTTGATATGAATCGTTTTGGTGGTAGATTCAAGTATAGTAAGGTTGTTCAATTAATTGATAGAGTTGATAATGCAATTACTTCTAATATTACAAAGGTAAGAATTAGAAGAGATATGAAAGTTCTTGTGAATCAATTTGCTCAATATGAATTATGTTTTGGAAATCGTTTTCATATCAATCCAGAAGGATTTAATATTAAAAGTACAGGATTTAAAGTTCAAGGTTTTGATAACGATATCGTATATTTTACAGATGTTCCAAGAAAAACTGCCGATGGTAAACTAGATGGTAGTGGATTGGGTGATTTAGCAGCAATCAAACCGACAGAAAGAGGACAAAATGCAGTTATTTTACAATCTGTTGGTACGGTTGATTACACAAATGGGGAGATAATTGTCAATACAATTAATATCACTTCAACGGTTGCAGAAAATGACATTATTGAAGTTCAGGCATTCCCAGATTCAAATGATGTTGTTGGATTAAAAGACCTCTATTTAAGTTTTGACATCTCAAATAGCGAGATAAATATGCTTAGAGATGTTATCGCCTCTGGAGAGGATATTTCCGGAGTTACTTTTACCAGAGACTACTATACTTCAAGCTATTCTAACGGAGAAATCGAGAGGAAATAAAATATGTCAGATTTTGAGAAGAGAGTACAAATCAATAAAATTATTGAGAGTCAACTTCCAGAATTTATAGTTTCGGATTTTCCAAAAGCAACTGAATTTTTTAAACAATACTATATTTCACAAGAATTTCAAGGTGGAACAGTAGATATTGCTGAAAATTTAGATCAATATTTAAAGCTTGATAATCTAGTTCCAGAAGTTGTTACTGGACAAACAACACTAACGCATAGTTTATCATCTTCTGCTGGAATTGTTACGGTAACGTCAACAAAAGGGTTTCCATCTGAATATGGATTATTAAAAATAGATGATGAAATCATTACATACACGGGTATCACAACAAATACATTTACTGGTTGTATTCGTGGATTTAGTGGAATTGCTAATTATGCAAATGTCGGTATTTCCAGTTTTGATACCAATGTCAATAAGCAGAATCTTACGTTTTCAAAAACAGTAGCGGCGAGTCATACTCAAAGTTCAAAAGTAACAAATTTAAGTGTGCTCTTTTTACAAGAGTTCTACAAAAAATTAAAATATACCTTTACACCTGGACTAGAAAGTTTTGACTTTGTTTCTGATCTAGATGTAGGAAACTTTATTAAGCACGCAAGAGATTTTTATCAGTCGAAAGGTATTGAAGAATCTGTAAGAATTCTCTTTAAAGTTTTATATGGAGTAAGCGCAGAAGTTTTAGATCTTGAAGGTAGATTAATTAAACCATCATCAGCAGATTATATTAGAAGAGAAATTGTTGTAGCTAAAAATATTTCTGGAGATCCTTTTAAATTAGAAGGGCAAACTGTATTTAAATCTACAGATACAAAAACTAATGCGTCTGTTTCTGATGTTCAAATTTTTACAAGAAATAATGAGTCATATTATAAGTTGGGTTTGTTTGTTGGTTACAGTGACAGAGACTTAATTGAAGGAATTTTCACTATTCCTGGTAAAACAAAAGTTTTAGAATCTGTTTCTGCTGGTTCTTCTATTATTTCCGTTGATTCTACAATTGGATTTGGTCAAACTGGTACACTTGTATCAGGAAATGATGCGATTGATTATACTTCAAAAAGTATTAATCAATTTTTTGGATGTACAGGTATTACTAGTGCGATATCAATTGCTTCTGATATTAGATCAAATGAAACTATTTTTGGATATGAAAGTGGAGATGTAACAAAGAGAGTTGATTTACGTATAACCGGAGTTATTTCAGAATTTGAAGAGGTTGATGATATTTCTCTTATTGAAGAAGGTGAAGAAATCACAGTCAAAAATCTTGGGGAAGTTATTATTAATGCGACTTCAAGAGATAAAACTTACAAAGAAGTATTTGCTAATTCTTGGATTTATAATACTAGTACAAGACATCAAGTATCAAGTATTTCTGGATCAACTTTTACATTATCAAGTCTGATTGATAAATCCAGTTTACGTGAAGGAGATATTGTTGATATTTTATTTGCATATACAAATAATATTGCCTCCACCAATGCTGTAGTTACTAGTATTAATACTGCATTAAATCAGATTATTTTAAGTAATCTTTCTGGATTTTCTGCACTTTCAACACAATCATATGATATTAGAAGAAAGATAAAAAAAGCAACAAGCACAACCGTTCCATTGTTGTTGGGAAATAATAATTATATTTCAAATACTTTAAATGTTTATAATAACAAAAATAAAGACGGGTATGTAGCATCAAATTCTCTACCATCATATCAAATTTCAGATGAAATTGTAGAATCAAGTATTCCTAATGGATCTTCAACATATCTTGATGATTACGATAATGTTGATCAGGCTTATTCAATCATTAGATTTTCCTCTTCTGTAAGATTTATTGATGGAGATATTGTTGTATATAATGCTAGTCAACCTCTATCTGGATTAACATCTGGATCACAATATTATATTAAATTAGTTGGAACTAATGGTATAAGATTATACGCTTCTAAATCGCTTTTAAGTGGATCCGAATATCTTAAATTTGGAGAAAATTTAACTTCGGGATCTCATACATTTACTTTAAAGAGACACGAAAATAGAACTATTTCTCCAAATAAAATTCTAAGAAAGTTTCCTATTGAAAAAGTTAATTTAGGTCCAGGAACTTCACTAAGAAAGTCAATTAACAATGTGATTGGTGGAATTGGTCTTTTAGTTGATGGTGTAGAAATTTCTGCTCCAGAATCACTCGATAAAATTTACTATGGACCAATTAAAAAATTTAATGTATTGAACCCAGGTAAAGATTATGATGTAGTTAATCCACCAAAGATTATAATTTCTGCAGGTTCTACAACTGGAACTGGAGTTACTGCCCTTGTTGAACCAATTATTAGTGGAAATGTAAAGGCAGTATATGTTGATCCACAAGATTTTGATATTGATACTGTTCGCTCAGTTACTTTAACTGGTGGTAATGGATCTGGATGTATTTTAGAACCTGTTATAGGAGAAAGATATAGAGAGGTTGAATTTGACAGTAGAGCACTTACTATTGGTGGTGGAGTTGATTTGACAGATGAAACTATTACTTTTACAACATTTCATAATTTTGCTGATGGTGAAAGAATAATTTACAACCAAAACGGAAATAATCCAATATTAGTTGGGGTTGCTGGCGATATTTCAAATACTCCAACTGGAACACTTGTAAGCGGTGATGAGTATGTTGCAAAATTTGTAAATACCAGAACTATTAAACTTTATAATACAACATCAGACTATTTGGCAGGTATTAACACAATTGGATTTTCAACTTCAACATCTTTTGCTGGTATTCATAAATTTAGAACTATACCTAAAAAGACTCTTAGAAGTGTAAAAGTTCTGCAAAGTGGATCTGGATATCAATATAGAAAACTGAGGGTTAAATCTACTGGAATTTCTACACATTATAATACAATCAGTTTTAAAGATCATGGATTTAAAACTGGAGATGTTGTTTTATATTCAACGACAGGAACAGCAATTTCTGGTCTATCCACAACTCTTAGATACTCTGTAAATGTTATTGATTCGGATTCATTTAGGTTGATTAATGTTGGCGCTGCGGCAACAGTAACAACAGATCTTGTGAGAAATAAGTATGTCGATATCCAATCAACTGGATCTGGATATCATATCTTTGAGTATCCTCCAATTGAAGTTTCCGCAAATGTATCTTTTGGATCTACATTTACAGGCAACTTTACATTTACTCCAATTGTTACTGGTGAAATTACAGGAGCATATCTGTATGAAGATGGTACTGAATATGGATCAACAACATTAAACTTACATAAAAAACCACTAATTACTTTAAAGAATGGAAAAAATGCACAATTAAATCCAATTGTTTCTAATGGTAGAGTAATTGATGTTCAAGTTTTAAGTACTGGTTCCGAATATTATTCACTACCAGAACTTATTGCAAAAGGTGATGGTACTGGTGCAATACTTAAACCAGTAATTAATGATGGAAAAATAACAGATGTTATTGTCATTAATTCTGGTATTGGGTATAGCGCAACCACAGCATCAATTCAAATAAAGCCAAGAGGATCGGGAGCAATATTTGATACTGAAGTTAGAGATTTAACAGTTAATGATGCTGAAAGATACGCATCTTATGCAAGATCTAGAACCACAAAAATATTTTCAAGTCTTAATAAAAACCTTACCGATGACTCCCTCGTTTATGGAATCTACGGATATTCTGCGGATTTAGCGAGTCAGTATTTCGACAATCTTTCTTCACATTCACCAATTATCGGTTGGGCATATGATGGTAATCCAATTTATGGTCCATATGGATATGCAAATCCAAATGATGTTCAGTCTGGTGTTAGAATTATAAACCCAGGTTACACTTTAAATACTGCCAAAGTATACAATAGACCATCATTCTCTTCTGGATTTTTTATAGAAGATTTTGAATATACGGGTACAGGAGATCTTGATAGGCATAATGGTAGATTTTGTAAAACTCCTGAATTCCCAAATGGAGTTTATGCATATTTTGCTGGTGTAACAACAAGTACCACATCCAATACTCTTGAACCTTTATATCCATATTTTATTGGAAACACATTTAGATCCACATTTATAGAAGAAAATTCATATCTAAATCAAAATTTTGACTTTAATAATTCAAATCTCATTAGAAACACATTCCCATATAAAGTAAATGATAAGTATGCTAATTATGATTTTCTTGTTGAACCTTATGAAGTTTCACCTCAGGTAACTGTTATCGAATCTGTTAAAAAAGGTGGTGTTGATAATATTAATATAATTGATGGTGGAACTGGATATAGAATTGGAGAATCTATAAATTTCAATGAAGAAGGTACGGAAGGAACTGGATTCAGAGCAGAAGTTTCTGAACTCATAGGCAAAGATGTTACTCAGGTTGAAACAAACTTTGAGTCTTACACCCCTTGTGTCTTTGTATGGGATACTGATCAATCTATTTCTGCATATTATAGATCTGGATTTGATTTACTAAACAACGATACTGTTTTAATCAGTGGACTTTCAACTTCGATTAATAATCTATCTGGATCCAAAACAGTAGGGTTTACAACAGAGATTGTTGGTCTTGCAAAAACAATGAGTATCTACTCTTCTACTCCTGGTGGTACAATAGAAGACATTTTTGTAACTACCAGACCAACAGTATCTATTGGTGGTAGTATTAGAATTAAATCAAATCTCGGTGTTGAAGTTGTAAAAGTTTTAAATGATTACAATAATGGTGTATTAAGAGTTAAGAGATTTGCAAATGCTGGTGTTGCACACACGTACAGTAGTAGTCTGAACGTAATAAATGATAGGCTTACGATATCAAGTAAAGCAAAAGTTACTCAATTTGAATCTAAACCAAATGATCTAGTATATTTTAACGCTAAAAATTCTGTTGGCGTTGGAACAACTCCTGGAGGAGCAATTTATAAAGCGTTTACTGTTGGAGTTACAACTCAAACAGTATCCATTCCACATAGAAGTATTTTCTTACCAAACCATCCATTTAAAAATGGACAAAGAGTTACATTTACAAAATCAGATTTAGCTGGGGTTGACTCTTTAATTGTTGGTAATGATGAAACAGCATTGAATACATTCCAAATTCCAAATACCTTTACGTTAACATCTGATGTTTATATCATCAATAAAGGTAAAGATTATGTTGGACTAGTAACACAAGTCGGATTGACTACGAATAGTGAAGGATTATATTTTTATAGTGATGGTAGCAATAATTCAGAGTATTTACTTCAAACAAACTACACACAAGTAACAGGTCAGATTGATAGGGTAGTTACTACTGTAAGCGTTGCTCAAAGTCACGGACTCTCTAATGGTGATTCCATTAAGTTAGAAATTCTTCCAAATGTCGTTGTTGGTGTTGGTACAACGGCAGCACTAACACTTACCTTTAATGAAACGGAGAAAAAACTGCTAGTTAATCCAATAGGAATTAATTCTTCTCAAATCAATACAGCATCTAATACAATTACAATAGCAAATCACGGATATAAAACTGGAGATAAAATTTTCTACAGTAGCACTGAGATTGCATCAGGTTTACAAACTGGATCTTATTATGTAATTAAAGACACTAATAGTCAGTTTAGACTTGCAGAAACTCTTTATGAAACGCAACCATCTAATGAAAATGTAGTAAACATTGTTGGAACGGGAGCGTCTATTCATACTTTTGCATTAATAAATCCAAGTATTAATGTTGTTAAAAATTCTACTTTAAAATTCAATCTAAGTGATTCTTCTTTAATTGGATATAAACTTAAAATTTTCAAAGATAGTGATTATAAAAATGAGTTTATAAGTGCAAGTGACTCTCGTGACCTTAATGTCCTTACAGTTGGTACAATTGGATTTGGCACGGCATCTCTTTCTATTGAGTATTCTGAAAATATGCCATCAAAACTTTTCTATGCCTTAGAAAAGTCTGGATATATAAGCACTACTGATAAGGACGTTGTTAATTATTCTCAAATTAATTATGTTGATAGTGAATATAATGGGACATATAGCATCTTTGGTATATCAACAGATTCTTTTAAAATATCACCATCACAAGTTCCGACTGTTTTAAAATATACTAAAAACCAAACTGATAAATTAGAATACTCTACAAAATCTTCCACAGCAATAAATGGATCTATTGGAAAAGTAAAAATTATTTCCGAAGGATTTAACTTTAAAAAACTTCCCAAATTTGAAGATGTATCTACTCAGGATGGACAAGATGCAAATATTGTAGCGATATCTACATCAATTGGTAGGGTTAAAAATGTTAGAATTAAAGATATTGGATATGAGTATCCATCCGATAAAACATTAGCACCAGAAGCTTCTGTTGATCCAATAATAAATCTCAATAACTCAGATACAATTGATAAACTTGATATAATTTCTGGTGGTTCTAGATATTTAACTGCCCCAGATTTAATACTATTTAATGATCAAACTAAAACGGTTATTGATAACTCTTCATTAATTGCTGTTACCCCAAGCGGTGCAATCTCTGATGTTGTACAAATAGCACCAATTTATGGATTAAAATCAGATCCACATAAAATACTTGCAATTAACAATTCTAATGGTGTTGGTATTAGTTCTCTTATAACTGGAACTAGTGGAGTTGCAACTTGCACACTATCAACTCCAATTTTAGGATTTACAACACCATTATTTGCAGATGGTGATGAAATTTTTGTTGAGGGTATTGATCTCATTGATAATGGAACAGGATATAATTCCAAAGATTATGATTATAGATTTTTTAAAGTTCAATCCTATGTAAATTCTAATCCAGCAGTTTTAACTTTTGCAGTTGTGGATGAATTAGGAGTTGGTTTATCAACAAATCCAGGAATTGCAAAAACTTTCCAGTCTGGATATGCTACTATAGTCAATAAAAAATATTATCCGGAAATAAATGTAATTAAAAAGAGAGCGACATTTACACTAAACGAGCAACTTTTTGTCAATACTGGCACTGGATTTAATGAAGTAGATTTATATGTCTCTTCTATAAGAGATGAATATATTAAAGTTAATGGAACTTATGTACTTAAAAATGGTGACAAGATTAAAGGGAGAATAAGTGGTGCGATTGCAGACGTAAGTTCCATTAAAGAAAATAAATCAAGATTTAAAATTGACTATTCATCTAAACAAAATATTGGGTGGAGAAATGATATTGGAAAACTTAGTGAAGATTATCAAGTTACCCCCGATAATGATTACTATCAAAATCTTTCATACTCTATTAAGAGTCCCATAACTTGGGATAAACTTTCTTCACCTGTCAATAGCATCATTCATCCAGCTGGATTGAAAAATTTTGCAGATGTTGGAATTATATCGTCAACAAATGCTTCTGTAGGTTTATCTGGAACAACAAACAGTATAGCAGTTTTAGATATTATTGAAGAAAAAAGAGTAGATATTATTAATAATTTCGACAATGTTATTGACTTTGAAGTTAGATTAAATCCAGAGCAATCTAAATTCCTTAAAATTCAAAATAGAAAATTAACAGATTATACAGAATGTAGAACAAACAGAGTATTAATTCATGATGACATTAGTGATAGGTTCTCGAGTAGAGGATTTGAAGATCCTTTTGTTGAGATTGAAGAAATTGATGCTATCGATACTCACGTCAGATATACAATACAAATTGTAGATCCTGATACATATGATTCTCAAATAACAGAATTAGTTTTACAAACAACAACACTAGATTCTATTTTATTCGAAAAATATACAGCATATACAAATGAATTGCTTGGAGAGTTTAGTGCAAATGTTGATGACTCTGGAAGAAAAACTTTAATATTTACACCAACTAATAGATTTACTAGAGATCATGACATAAAAGTGTTAAAGAAGACTTTTGCTTCAAATGAAAGTGGAACTGGAATTGGGACTAATACATTTGGATCTATTAATCTAATAGGATCAAATATTATTGGAATTTCTAGTGTTGGCACAGCAAATAGTATAAGAACTCTTGCTGAATTTTCAAATACTAATTTTAATGGATTATTTGCAAATATTGAAATTACAAATAATTTAAGTAAGGAAGTTAATTATATTGAAGCAGCATTGGATTTTGATGGATCAAATACTCATTTGAGTGAGTATTACTTTGATATAAAAACTCAATCATATAGTTCATCTTCTATTGGTCTTGTAACGGCAATTTATGATTCTACTGCTGGAATCGTATCATTTAGGGTACAAAACGAAGAAAATAATCTTATAGATGTTAGAGCAAGTATTGTAGGATTTGCTGCAACTAGTTCTGGTATTGGAACATATAGATTTTTAGTCAGTGGTCAACCAGCTGGATCTGAACGAAGTGCTAGATTGGAATCGACAGTTGGTGTTGGTACAACATCTGTTATGGTTGGAGTATTTGATCTGGGACTAATATCATCTGTATCATCTATTGTAAGAGTTTCTTCTGGAAGTAGTTCTGCAATCCACCAAGTTTCAATATTAAATGATCGCATCAATACAACTATTGTTCCTGGACCATTTTCACCATCTAATAATGTAACTGGTCTTGGAACTTTTGGTGGAGAAACTATTGGAAATAAATTCTATTTGAATTTTTATCCAGATTTTTCAAGTTCGAGCACTAGTGTTCAAGGATTTAATGAAGTTTTCTATACTTTTAGTGATTTTGAAAATACTCCTGGGGTTTTGACATATGGAAAATCAACTCAATCATTATTCCTCTCAGCATATGATAGTATCAATGGAACAAGAGCTAATAAAGTTAATTTTACTTTAAAGCACGAAGGAATTCCAATTTACAAGAAAACATTTGACCCAGCAGATACTGCTACTGTCGATTTTTCAACTGGAATATTTACAATTAGAAACCATTTCTTTAATACTGGAGAAGAACTAACCTATACTCCAAAATCAACTTTTATTGGGGTAGGACAAAGTGCGATGGGAATTGGATCAACAGCAAATTATCTTGGTGTTGTTACAAATAGACTTCCCGAAAAAGTTTATCCTATTGCTATCACACCAGACACATTTAAATTAGCAACTCAAAAATCTTATGCAAATTTAGGTATTGCAGTAACGTTTATTGATCCTGGTCTTGGTAACGCTCATGAATTAGAAATGAGCAAAAAACTATCAAAGAGTGTTATTTCTCTTGATGGTATTGTTCAACAACCAATCACATTTACTCCAATATCCCACAAACTTCAATACAATAGTGGATCAATTAGTGCAGGAATTGCAACATTTAATCTCAGCGGTATTTCTTCAATACAACCAAGAGATATTTTAAAAATTGATAACGAATATATGAAGGTAATTGAAGTTGGAGTGAGTTCAAACACCGGTGGAAATATTACGGGTATTATTAATTCAAGTGGAATTGCTACTTTCCCAACTGTTTCTGTTGTAAGGGCATCCGCTGGTAGCACTGCTGTGACACATAGTGATGGCGCCACTGTTCAGGTTTATCGAGGATCTTTCAATATTGTTGGTACTGAAATTTGGTTTGTAGATCCACCAAAAGGAAATACGAGAGCGAGAAGAGACGCAAGTAATCTCCCTTATGTAAGAGCACAGTACGCAGGAAGAACATTCCTAAGATCAAATTATGACACCAATATGATATTTGATGATATTTCTGATCAGTTTACTGGAATTGGAAAAACATATACAATGACTGTTGAAGGAATCAATACAACAGGAGTTTCTATTGGTAATGGAATATTGTTTATAAATGGTGTATTCCAAACTCCAACAACGATTAACAATGCTGGTAATAACTATGAATTTGCAAATGATACTGTTGCTGGTATTTCCAGTGTTGTATTTACTGGAATTACATCAACTGACGGAACTTATATAAAATCAGATTTTGATATCAACCAAAATCAACTTCCAAGAGGTGGTCTAATTGTTTCGCTTGGATCTACTCCAGGCCTTGGATATGCTCCATTAGTTGGTGCAAAAGTTCGTGCAGTATTGAGTGGTTTTGGAACTGTTACCAGTATAACAGGTATTTCTCACACAGGTCCTGGGCAATCAATTAGTACAGCATCTTATAATAACCAAACCGGTATTATTGAAATAACAACAACAATTGATCACGGTTTTGTTGGTGGTGATAGAATTAAGTTAGTTGGACTAGGATTTACTTGTCCATCTGGTGCTGGAATTGTATCTTATTTCCCATCACGTGGTTTAGATTATTCATATGATATTGTTAATATCATTTCTGCACAGTCATTCACAGCAAATGTTGGAACTAGTACTTTACCACACACTTACATTGGATTTGGTACGGTCTTCCCTTGGTATGATCTAAATTATGGATCTGGTTATAGGGGAACTGTTTCAATAGGTATTACAGACCCCAATCACACAGGTACAGCGGCAACTATTACTGCAACAGTTGGTGCTGGTGGAACATTGTCATTTACAGTTGTTGGTGGTGGATCTAGTTATGTAGATCCGTATATTAGTATACCAGAACCAATATATGAAAATCTACCAGTTGTAGGAGTTTCCAGAGTTGGTGTTGGATCAACAACTCAGACTGGATCCAATTTACTTATGAATATTAAAATTGGACCATCACCATCAACTGTTGGAATTGGATCGACATTGTTTGTTGTAGAATCTTTCCAAATATCAAGACCTGGATATGCATTCCAAGTTGGGGACGTATTCAAACCAGTCGGACTTGTGACAGCGAAAGATTATACACAACCATTACAAGAATTCCAACTTGAAGTTATTGAGACATTCCAAGATTTCTTCTCATCTTGGTCATTTGGAGAAATGAATTATATTGATAGTATTTCTAGTTTACAAAATGGAAACAGAACAAGGTTCCCATTATATTATAATGGGCAATTATTAAGTTTTGAAATTGATCCAAACAACCCACTTTCCAGTGCGATTAATCTTGATGCTGTTCTTTTAATCTTTGTAAATGGTGTAATACAAGAACCTACTTATTCTTATAGATTCTTTGGTGGTACATCGTTTGAATTTACAGAACCACCAAAAGAATCAGATAAAGTTGATATTTTCTTCTACATTGGTCAAAATGGCGTCGATATTTCATTAATTGATATTAATGAAACATTGAAAATCGGTGACGATGTATTTGTCAGAAAAAATCCGTTCTATCCATCAATACCAGATCAGAATAGACATAGAACAATTGTTGATATCACTGGATCGGACACTGTTGAAACTGATCTCTACGTTGGATCAGGTATCAATGAATCATCATACAGACCAATAGAATGGATTAAACAAAAGGTAGACAAATACATCAAGGGAGACATTATTTACAAAACACGTGATTCACTTGAACCATTTGTTTATCCTACTGCAAAAATTATTGGTGACATTACAACAGGGTCTTCTAACATTTTCGTTGATAATGCACAATTCTTCAATTATGAGGAAGATAATTATGGAGTAACGATAACATCAGTTGATGGATTAATAGTTCAAGGATCAGATCCTGTTGCTGCAGCATTTACTGCAACAGTTTCAGCAGCTGGAACTATTTCAGCAATCACGATTACCAATCCCGGAATTGGATATTCGACAAATGTTCCGATTAAGATTTCTATTCCAAGAGTTGGTGTTGGAACATTTAGTTTGGAATCTGTTGGTCTAGGCGTTGGTGTTGGTGTTGGAACAACTGCAACTGCTACTGCTAATGTTTCTGGAGGTCAAATTGTTTCCGTAACAATTACAAATCCAGGGTTTGGTTATACTGTTGCACCAAAACTTATTGTAGAAATTCCTCCAGTAACAACTGAAAAAATTACAGGTATCGCAAATGTTCAAGGATTTAGTGGTATTATCACTGGTATTACAACTACAACAGGAACTGGTGGACATCCGCTAGCATTAAAAATTAATTTCCGTGCTAATGCTTCAGATGCCAACGACTTGCAACCTGGATATCCAATATTAGTTTACAATACAACTGTTGGGACAGGTGTAACTTCTGTCAATAGTGGTAACTCTTCCATTGTTGGAATAGGTACTAGTTTCTTAGATAATGTTTATATTGTAAATTCCAAAACGAACTCTGGACCTAATGCTGAGATTATTTGTAATATTAAGACTGATAGCAATGTCGTTGGAATTGCTACCACTGGATCTCTCACATTACCATTAGGTAAAGTTTCTTGGGGAAGATTATATAACTTTACCACCAGAACAAATCCGATTTCTATTGGAGTTACTGGACTGGTAGTTGATTCTGGTTTATCAACATTCCCAACGATCCAGAGAAGAACATTTGGATTGAGAAATAGTGGCGCAATTAGAAAACTTTCTAACTTGTAGACACAGGATATAAATACATAAAAAACGTTTAACAATGTCAGCACTTGTTACTGATCAGTTTAGGATTTTGAATGCTAGTAATTTTGTAGATTCTGTCGAATCTACAAATAATTCATATTATATTGCAGTTGGATTGCCAAACCCATCTGCGGTAGGTTTTGGTAGATCTACAACTTGGACTACTAATCCTCCGGCACCGATAGATAATTTTTCATACGTAGATCATTATTCTGATACTATTTTATATGGTAAAAGAATAACCTCTGCAAATATTAGAAGAATAATCAGAAGAATAGATTGGACAGCAGGAAGTAGATATGAAATGTATAGGGATGATTATAGCATTCTTAATCCGAGTCCATTGACTAATTCATCCAGACTATATGATGCAAATTACTATGTAATGAATAGTGATTACAGAGTTTATGTTTGTATTCAAAATGGATCTAGTGGAACAAATCCAAAAGGTAACGTTTCACAAGATGAACCAACATTTACAGATTTAGAGCCATCAAGAGCTGGTGATAGTGGCGATGGTTATATTTGGAAATACTTATTTACAATTTCTCCAAGTGATATTGTCAAATTTGATTCAACAGAATATATAACTGTTCCAAATAGTTGGTTAACATCTTCAGATTCTCAAATACTGGCAATTAGAGAATCAGCAGATTCTACCGTGAATAATAATCAAATTAAAACAGTTTATATTGAAAAGTCTGGTTCAAACTATTCCAATGGTCTTGGACAAGAATTTAATATTCTCGGTGATGGGAGTGATGGTAGAGTTAGAGTTGATGTTGAAGGTGGAAAGATAACAAATACTGTTGTCACATCTGGTGGAAAGAATTACAGTTATGGTTTAGTTGATTTGGGATCAATTAATTTGAATTCCACTGGAACTAGTGCAAAACTAGTTCCTATTATTCCCCCTTCTAGGGGTCACGGTTACGACATTTATACCGAACTGGGGACTGATAAGGTTTTAGTTTACGCTAGATTTGATGATTCGACAAAAGATTTTCCAGTAGACACCAGTTTTGCACAAGTTTCAATTATAAAAAATCCGACAGTATTTGGATCTTCAACAATATATACTGATAATAGTTTTACTGGTTTATATTCAATGATATTTTCATCTATTACTGGGACACCAACAGTAGGTGAAAAAATCGAACAAGTTGTCTCTGGTGGAACTGGTAAAGCATTTGGTTATGTTGCTTCTTGGGATAGTGAGGCAAAGGTACTGAAATATTTTACAGATCGTTCTTTGTTCTTCAACCAAACAACATATGACCAACAAGATTATGTTGGTATTTCTACAAATGGTAAATTATATCCATTTGAATCTTCTGCCAATCAAATTATTGGAAAATCTTCTGGTTTTTCGGCTTCAATAAGAACTGGATTTTCTGGGATATCAACAAATCCAACAGGTACAAAATTAATTAATCTGGGTGTTAACTTCACTTCTGGGTTAGCAACTCCTGAAATAAATAAAGGATCGGGAGATGTAATTTACCTCGATAATAGACCTACGATTAGTAGGAGTGCCCGCCAAAAAGAAGACATCAAAATAGTACTGGAATTTTAAAAAATGCCACAAAAGACTAATCTCAATGTAAGTCCTTATTATGATGATTTTGATAAGGCAGATAACTATTATCGAGTTCTTTTTAAACCTGGATATCCTGTTCAGGCAAGAGAACTAACAGGTTTACAGTCTATTTTACAAAATCAAATAGAATCTTTTGGAAGTCATATTTTCAAAGAAGGTTCTATGGTAATTCCTGGTGGAATTACTTGCGATAATGCATTTACTACTATTAAAGTAAATAATGATCATTTAGGTATAGATGTTACAGTCTATTTGGATGCATTAAAAAATGCAAACACTGGTAGGGGCACAAGAGTAAAAGGTCAAACATCTGGTGTTGTTGGCACAATTAAAGGATATCTTTTACCACCAGAAGAGGGTGTAGAGCAGATAACACTTTTTGTTAAGTATAATGAAGGTGCTGATGATGGTGAAGGAGTAGAATTTGTAGATGGAGAAATATTAATTCTAGAAGAAAATGTTACATATGGAAATACCACTCTGAATAGTGGTGATACTATTTTAACTCTTGTTGCGACTAATGCAACTGCCACTGGATATGCTGTTGGAGTGGCAAAGGGTGTCTATTTTATCAGAGGTACTTTTATTGATGTACCAAATACTCAGATTATTCTAGATCCATATAATAATGAACCATCTTATAGAGTTGGATTTGATATTCTTGAAGAAATTGTTTCTTCCGATGATGATACTGATTTAAATGATAATGCAAAAGGTTTTACTAACTATGCTGCACCTGGTGCTGATAGATTAAAAATTAGTGTAAAATTATCAAAAAAGCAATTACTTGATTTTAATGATACAAACTTTGTAGAATTGGTTAAAGTTGACCAAGGTAAAATTAAGAAATTACAAAATAAATCAGATTATAGTGTAATAAAAGATTATTTTGCTAAAAGAACTTTTGAAGAATCTGGAAACTATGCGGTAAATCCATTTACAATATCAGTTGCAGACTCTTTAAACAATGAAACTGGTAATGGTGGACTTTACATTGAAGGACAGAGAACTGAGCAAGGTAATATTCCAACCGACGATTTAATGTCGGTTAAAATATCTGCGGGAACTGCATATGTCAAAGGATTTGATATTGATTTAGTCGGTGGTGCAATTGTTGATGTTCCTAAACCAAGAACAACTAAAAAAGTTGATGGTGCATTGATTCCCTTTGCAATGGGCAGCCTTTTAAAGGTCAATAACGTTCATGGTGTCCCTTACTTAAATATTGGTGCTCCAATTAGTGGGGGTGGAAGTGCAAGTGCAAATATTATAGAACTTTACAATAGAAGAAGAGATGCTTCTGGAGATGCCCCCGGAACTGCTGGCGGTGGCGGAACTAAAATTGGAGAAGCGAGAGTTTATTGGTATGGTGTATCTGACGCACAATATAGTGGTGATAGTACAACCTGGGATCTTTATCTATTTGATATTCAAACTTATACTACCCTATATCTTGCAAAAGAATATACAACAACAGAAGTACCTTTAACTTCTTTTGTACGAGGATTGTCCAGTGGAGCTACTGGATATCTCGCAGCAAAACCAAACGCTTCTGCATATAGTTTAACACAAACTTCTGGAACGTTTTTAGTTGGTGAACAAGTTATTATTAATGAAAATCCAGAACTTAAAATTGGTATTCAGGCACTTAATGCATACACGACAGAAGACATAAAGTCAGTCTACCAAGATTCGACTGCTTTAAATAGTGCTTTACAAGCAGACTTTTTTGCAGATGCTGTATTATATGATAGAAATCCTCCTAATTTTGCATTAACTGATAAATTAACAATAAGCAGTGGAACTACTGGAAGAGTTCCTGGAAGGTTTTTAAGTGGAGTAACTGGTATTAAGACTGAAGCAATAATTAAATATCAAACTAGTGGACAAACTGATCCAAATTACAATAGAATTACCGCAATTGCTGCTGATGGAACCACTATAACACTTGCATCCGCTGGTGTTGCTGTCACTTCTGTTGCACGTGCAGCCGTAGATAATGGAGATTCTCTATTTTATTTGGCAGAACCAAAAATAATAAATCTTGTATCATCTGGACTATACGCAGATCTTCCAAAAAGAAATATTGCTTCGGTTGATTTATCTCAGTCGGAACTTACAATTACAAAGCAAATTACTGGAAGATCAACAAATGCTCTTGGATCTTTAACAATCACAACAGCAGATGCTCTAGACGCATCAACTGGAATTACTAGTGTATTTTTTGAATCATTCGATGCCGAAAGATATTCGGTGCATTATAGTGATGGTACAACTGATGAATTAAATTCCGGCAAATTTACTTTTGGTTCGAATGGAAATTCAGTCACTTTCACTGGATTGAGAATAAATCAATCCAACGTTACAGTTATTGTAACATTAAAGAAAAGACAAGTTTCAAATAAATCAAAAGACTTTATAAGAAGTAGACAAATATCTGTTACCAGAACTAGTGGTATTTCAACACAAACTGGCACATCTGCAACTGGACTTTCTACAAGTAAGTTTTATGGACTAAGAGTTGAAGATAGTGAAATATCTCTGAATGTTCCAGATGTTGTTAATATACGTGCAGTATATGAATCAACAAACACATCATCTCCTGTTTTAGATAAACTAACATTTGCTACTGGATTATCACTGGATACTAATGCTATTACTGGTGAAAAACTGGTGGGTCAAAAAAGTAGATCTGTTGCCCAAGTTGTTAACAAAACGGCATCAACGATAGAATTTGTACCTCTCAATGAGAACAAATTTGAAGTTGGAGAAAATGTAGTATTTAAAGATTCTTCAATTAACGCTGTAGTTCAACAAATAACTCCTGGTAGTTATATTAATAGAACTACCAATTATATTTTAGATAAGGGTCATAGAAATCAATATTGTGATTATTCTAAGTTAGTAAGAAAAGCAGGAAGTGCAATTCCTTCTCGCCAATTATTAGTTATTTTAGATTACTACAAAATAACAAGTGGAAATAGTGGTGACGTTTTTACAGTAAATTCATACACAGAAGAAAGATATTTGAGTGATCTTCCATCAGTTGGAAATGGAACACGTGCTTCTGACATCCTTGATTTTAGACCAAGAGTACAAGAATTCGATCCTTCAACAACTAATGCATCACCATTTGCATTTAGTTCTAGATCTTATGAAAGTAATTTCAGATACATAGTTTCACCTGATGAAACTTCATTTATTGGATATAGTTATTATTTACCAAGGGTTGATCTTGTAACAGTTAATCGTTTTGGTGAAGTTGAAGTTGTTCAAGGTGAATCTAACGATGATCCTCGTGCTCCAATTCTTGCAGATGATGCAATGGAATTGGCACAAATTCGGTATCCCGCATATCTTTTTAATCCCCAAAAAGATCCAAAAATTCTATTGAGAGACAATAGAAGATTTACAATGCGTGATATTGCAAAACTTGAGCAAAGAATTGAAAATCTAGAAGATGTTACGAGTTTGAGTATGCTTGAACTTAAAGCACAAACTCTTGAAGTTACAGATGCAACTGGACTCAATAGATTTAAATCTGGATTTATTGTCACCAGTTTTAGGGATAAATCTCTTGCAGACAAGAGATATACAACAATTGATATTAGTAAATCCGATCCCACTGGAATTGTTCCTGTTGATTTTTGGTCTATTCCAGCGGAATTGGCACTAGATCCTGGCATTGATCGCTCAACAACGGATATAAGTCAAAATCTAAAATTATTAGATCCAAATATCCAAAAAACTGGCGATCTACTAACGTTAGCATATACTGAGGTTGATTGGATTGAGCAACCACATGCCACGAATGTTGAAAACGTTAACCCATTTAATGTTATTGTTTTCGTTGGTGGCGTTGAGTTGGATCCAGCAGCAGATAACTGGGTTAGAACAATTTACATTGATGATCAAAGAACTGAATCAACTGGTGCTGAATGGGTTCAGGAAGCAAGTGTAAATGTAAACGTACAAAATAACACACAGACTGAAACATACAACAAAGGTGGTGGTAGAGGTGAAAAAGGAACTAGAACTTTTACAACAACTACAACTACAACAACCACACAATATACTCCAAAATTAACGGGTCCATCCAGAGAATTTAATTATGTTGAAGATGTGAAAATAAGTGGAACTGTTGATCCATTCATGCGTTCAAGAAACGTATATTTCAATGCAAATGGACTAAGACCATATACAAAACACTATCATTATTTGGATAGTCAGCAAGTTGATATTGTTCCAAAACTTTGTGAAATTTCAATGCAATCTGGAACTTTCCAAGTTTTTGAAAATGCTCGCATTTATTTTGGTGGTAGAGAAATTGGATATATTAGAATTCAAAAACCAAATCATAAGTTTGGAGACACTTCTCGCCCAGATATTGGAGCTGGACTAGGATCACCATCAGTTTTAGTTGAAACTTACAGTGTTGATCCATATGACAAAACAAGACCAGCTCCTGGTGAATCATATTCAGCAACATCAAAATTAATCAATTTTGGTGTAAGAGCTCTTGCTACTGAGGAACAATTCTATGGATATGTCGCAACTGGTGCAACTATTGTCGGAGAAACTAGCGGTGCCACTGCAACCATAACCAAAGCTGAACTAATATCGGATAATTGGGGAGATATTGTTGCCAGTTTCTTCTTCAGAGATCCAAACTCCAATCCACCACCACCTTACAAGGTTACTAGTGGCACTAAAACTGTAAAAGTCACTGCTGTTCCCCCAGGAGTAACTCCTCTTCCAGGGTCAACAGTGTTTGCTAGTGAAGCAATCGGATCTTACAGTGGATCTGGAACTATTCTAACACAACAGACAAGTAGAGTTGCAGTTAGAAATCCACCCAAACCAGCTGCTCAACCAACTGAAGTTAAAGTTGAAGTAAAGGCACCACATAGGGATCCTCTTGCACAATCGTTTACTGTTGATGGTAAAGGTGCTTTCTTAACTTCATTTGATCTATATTTTGCATCGAAAGATCCTAGTGCAAAGATCTACATTGAACTTAGAACCGTTGAGTTAGGTACTCCAACTTCATTCTTGGTTCAAGATTATACTCAAGTTGCTCTAAACCCAAGTCAGATAAACATTGCCGAAACAACTTTTGGCGTCAAGAGTATGGCTGGATTTGATGACGCTGCAAGTGGATCTACACCAGGACAGTTTGGTTATGAAGTGGACTATCCTTATGCCAAGTCTCAAGGATTCTCGGACTCTGATATCAGATATTTCTTAGAAAATGTTTATTCTGGCAAAATTGGACCAAAAATGCAGGATATTTTAAAAGATCCTAATTGGGGTAGGTATGACAAACCTGGTATTCCTGAACCAGTTCCGACAAGAATTAGATTCCCATCTCCTGTGTATTTGGAGGCAGGAAAAGAATATGCAATTGTTATTCTTTCGCCAGCATCTGATGCTTATGAAATGTGGACTGCCACAATGGGACAAAAAACTGTTAAAACTAAGAACCTACCAGATGTTCAGAATGTTGTTGTTACTAAACAATATATTGGTGGTAGCTTGTTTAAGTCTCAGAATGGAACTATTTGGACGGCAAGCCAATATCAAGATTTAACCTTCAAACTTTATAAGGCAAAATTTGTACCTTCTGGAACAGTAACATTCTATAATACTGATATTACAGAAAGAGGAACAAATGTTGGGAAACTTGCTAATAACCCAATAGAAACTTTACCAAGAAAGTTAAAAGTATCAATTTCTGGTACTCTTAACACTGCTGTTGTTCCCGGAACTAAGATCGGTGAAGGATCCAGCCCAAGTATTACTGGTATTGTTGAAAACTTGGGAGGACCAATTTCAGCAACAGGAACTGGATCAGTTGGTATTGTAGCTGTTGGAGTTGGATATTCAAATGGAACATATACTTCTGTTCCATTATATTCAATCACTGGTAAAGGAACCGGTGCTCAGGCAACCATTACGATTTCTGGTTCTGTGGTTTCTACTGTTAATGTCACCTCTACTGGAAATGGATATGTAAATGGTGAAGTATTAGGTATTACATCCACTAGTGTTGGTGGTGGTAGTGGAGCCAAGATTGGAGTTAAGACACGTGGTGCCGCAGACACAATCTATCTCACTAATGTTCAGGGAGAAAACTTCACTAATTCTTCCACTCTTGTGTATTATACAAATCCAAATTCGGAATCGTCAAGAACAACTGCTACTGCAACAGTATCTTCATCATCACTTATTGGAGATGAGTATTCTGGAAATGTTTTCAGAATTAAGCAGTACAATCACGCCAATCATGGTGGAAATGGAAAAGTTAATGTAACTGATGTTCTACCAGACAGGGAAAAAACAACAATTACTGCTCCATTTGGATTAAATGATACCGTTGTATCTGTTGCAAATACCACCATTTTTGGCACTTATGAGGGCATAACAACAAGTCGTGGATATGCGTTATTAAATAATGAGGTTATATCTTACAGCGCCATTACCCAGGTTTCTGGTAATGCTGGGACACTTACGATTGATGGTAGAGCACAAGGTAGAACCGTTAAAACCGCTCATAGTGCTGATGAATTCATACAACCTTATGAAGTTAGTGGTGTTTCTCTGATGAGAATTAACAAGTTCCACGATACACCAGCAACTTACTACAATTCTGAAAGTTCAAATCTAGATAATTTCTTTTTAGAAGTTGACAGAAGTACACCAGTAGGTAGAACTAGTGGAGCATCAATGCTTAATTTCAATGCTCAAAAAGCAATTGGTGGAGACACTGTTAGAATTTCTCAAAATCACCAATTTAGTTCCATTGAACCATTATTCAATGTAATTACTCCTGGTAAAGGTACAGTAGCATCGGCACAACTCAGAACAATATCTGGAACTAGTGCTGGTGGATCTGAGGTTTCATTCTTAGATCAAGGATATGATCCTATTCCATTGAATACTGTTGTACATTATCCAACTCCAAGGATGGTTGCTTCAAGAATTAATGAAACTACGAGACTAACAACTCTACCATCTAGTAAATCTCTGACTCTAAAAGTTGATTTCAAAACCGAAGATGAAAATCTTTCTCCTGTGATGGATATTCAAAATGCCACCTTTATTCTTGGTAGAAATAGATCCAATAATCCAATTAAGGATTATATTGAAGATTCTAGATCAAATCAACTGACAGGGGATCCTCACGGAGGAGTATTTGTTACACAGATTATCTCTCTTGCTCAACCAGCAACTAGTTTGAGAGTTCTGGTTGCAGCAAATAGACAAGAAAGTGCTGATTTTAGAGTCTTTTACAGACTGTTTAAATCTGATTCTAGTGACATCCCACAAAGTTATGTGCCATTCCCTGGTTATGATAATTTAATTGATACGGATGGTGATGGATTTGGTGATCGTGTAATTGATTTAAATAAAAATAGTGGAAGAGCAGATGCTTTTGTACCACCAAATGATCCAGTTGGATTCTCGGAATATCAGTTTAGTGCTAACAATCTAGATCAATTTAATGGATTTGCAATTAAGATTGTGATGTCTTCCACAAATGAATCAACTCCTGTAAAACTTAAAGATTTTAGATGTATCGCTCTTGCTTAATATGACAGATAATAATAATTTAATTCCAGTTGAGGGTCATAATAATCTTTTTAGAGATCGTGATACTGGTGCTATTCTTAATAATGATAAATCTGGTTATGTTCAATATATGAGATTAAAAGAACAACGTCAAAGAGAAAAAAGTGAATTGGATCAAATAAAAAAAGATATTGATGAAATTAAATCTTTACTGAGGGAGCTTACTAATGGATCCAGACAAAATTAATTTAGAAAATCTCAGCAAAAGTTTTGAATATTTCAAAGCTGCATCTGAAATCGATAACATTGACTGTGTAGATACTCTTAGAAATATTGCAAAATCTTATATAAAATTATATTTTAAACAACAGGAAGTAATTTCTACTTTCGGTACTTCGTTTGAATCTATTGGATTTGATCAAGTATAAATATATTTTAGATCCTGAACTGTTTATAAATGGCAGAAATTAAGGTCAGAGTAGGACAACAACCTGCAGTAAAAGTTATATCTTCACTTGCTGGTGCTCAAGGTCTTTCTTTGTCTGAACTTAGTGATGTTAATGCTACAAATTTACTTGATGGAATGGTTCTTGTTTATAATGGTGCCACTAGAAAATGGGACGCAACTTTAACCCTGACACCAGGGGCAACACAGAATTTAGACATCAACGGGGGAAATTTCTAAATGGCAAGTATTATTAGGATCAAAAGATCCTCAGGTACTAATAAACCTTCTAGTCTAAATTGGGGTGAACTTGCATACGTAACAGGCATTGGAAGTTACGGTGGAGTTAATCAATATAAAGATAGAATTTTTGTTGGTGATGATGGAAGTAATGTAAATCCTGTTGGTGGATATTACTATACATCTATGATGGAACACCAGCCAGGAACAATTGCTGGTGTACAAAATACTAGAAATTCTGATAACGGTGTTGTTGCAGTTCTTGCTCCTGCAACAAACTCTGGACTTTCGGGAGCTTCTTCACTTAAAGTTGATCAATGGAACGTTGATAATCTTCGTTTAGATGTAAATACTATTTCATCGACAAATACAGATGGTGATATTGTTTTAGATCCAAATGGTACAGGTGAAGTTAATATTGTAGATGATACTTATCTAAGTTTTGGTAACGATAAAGATGTAAAACTCAGATATGATGAGGCAACTGACAATAGATTTGAAATTGAAGGTGCTGATTGGGAATTTGCCAATGGAGTAGCGATTAACATTGGAGATGTTACTGAATCAGTTACAAAAGATAGTGGTGCTCTTGTAGTTGAGGGTGGAGTTGGTATTGAAAAAAATCTGAATGTTGGTGGAACAATTAGTGTTACTGGACATTCAACATTTGATCAAGTTAAAATTCAAGATAATGTAATATCAACTATTTCTGGAAATGAACTTTATTTAGATCCATATCCAGATGGATTGAGTAATGAAGGAACTGTTATCATCAAAGGAAACCTTCAAGTAGACGGAACTACAACATCAGTAAACTCTTCAACTGTTGACCTCAATGATCCCATCATTGTTTTAGGTGATGTAACTAGTGTCAGAACAGTTATGACAACTGTCATTTCTGGCGTTAGTACCATTCGCCTAGATTCAGTTGTCGGCATCAACACTGGTGATATTGTTAGTGGTAATGCTGGTTTAAATGTTGGCGCTGCAAATACTGTTACTGCATATGATACAGTAAATAAAATCATTACTTTAACAGATCCAACAATTTCTGGAATTGCAACTACTACTCAGTTAACAATAACTCACGCTTACGATACTAATACTGATCGTGGCATTGCTTTTAATTATAATACCAGTTCTGGAACTGCCAACAATAAACTTGGTTTCTTTGGTTTTGAAGATAGTTCCATTGCAAGCAGTACTGCTGGAACTTTAAATCATGGTACTCACGCTGATGATAGTAGAAGATGGACATATGTTCCTGATGCTACTATTACAAATAGTGTTGTAACGGGAACTAAAGGTTTCTTAGACGTTAAAGGTGTATATTATCAGTCTGGTGATTTTAACACTAATGGTGTTGTATATTTTGATAGTGAGGGTTTACAAAGATCTACTAATAATCCAGCATCTTCTGTAATCACATCCAAACAGATATTAACTGCTATTACAAAAATCACACTTGCTTTACCATCAGCAGTTACTGTTACTGCAGGAGATATAATTAGACAAGATACCAGTAATGCATATGGTGTTGTTGAAACTGGTGGAACAATATCTTCGGTCGATTTAATTGGCGTCGAAGGAACTTTTGTTAACACCTATAATATTCAAAAAGAAGGTAATAATGGTTCTATTCAGAATTTATCTGTGATACCCTCTACTGTTACTACCATATATACTAACAAACCACACTGGACTTCAACATTAGATGGGGGTACTTTCTAAAATATGACTAGAGATAGTGAAGTTGATGTAAATGTTTTAATGCGTTTATATAATCAAAAATTAGCAGCTCTAACAAATCAAAATATTTTGTTAGAGGCAAAACTCCAAACTTTGTCTGACGATTTTGTTGAGGAAAAAAATCAATTAATCGAAGAAAATCTTGAACTTCAAAATCAACTTAATGAATTAAAAAAATCTAAAAAATCTGAAGAGTAGGGAAAATGGCAAAACCAGCATCTAGACAAGAACTCATTGATTACTGTCTAAGGCGTCTGGGAGCGCCTGTGCTGGAAATTAACGTCGATGATGACCAAATAGATGATTTGGTTGATGATGCGCTACAATACTTTAATGAACGCCATTTCGATGGTGTTGAGAGAATGTATTTGAAATATCAAATAACCGACGCCGATATTAGTAGAGGTAGCGCATCATCGAAAGCACCTCGAGGTCCAGGAATTACAACAACAACGGGAACAACAACTATTACTGGATACGGAACGACAACATTTAATTGGTATGAATCTTCAAATTATATTCAAGTTCCAGATTCGGTAATTGGTATTGAAAATGTTTTTAAGTTTGATACTAGTTCCATTTCTGGTGGAATGTTTAGTATTAAATATCAGTTATTTTTAAATGACCTGTATTATTTTAATTCGGTTGAACTTTTACAATATTCTATGGTTAAATCATACCTATCGGATATTGATTTTTTACTTACAACAGATAAACAGTTAAGATTTAACAAAAGGCAAAATAGATTGTATTTGGATATTGAATGGGGAGCACAATCTGCTGGTAATTTTATTGTTTTAGATTGTTATAGAATCCTCGATCCATCTACTTTTACAAAAGTTTATAATGATAGTTTCTTAAAGAGATATTTAACTGCACTAATTAAAAGGCAATGGGGTCAGAATCTGATTAAATTTAGAGGAGTCAAACTTCCAGGTGGTATTGAACTGAATGGTAGAGAAATTTATGAAGATGCTGAAAGAGAGATTGATGAAATAACCAAGAGAATGTCAATGGACTATGAACTTCCACCTTACGATTTTATTGGATAATGGCACTTAATCCATTTTTTCTACAAGGAACTTCTTCCGAACAAAGATTGGTTCAAGATTTAATAAACGAACACCTAAAAATGTATGGTGTGGAAGTTGTTTATATTCCAAGAAAGTTCGTCAACAAAAAAAGTATACTTGAAGAAGTTCAATCTTCAAGATTTGATGACAACTTCGCAATAGAGGCTTATGTAAATACATATGATGGATATTCGGGTGCGGGAGATATTTTAACCAAATTTGGGATGAGTCTTAGAGATGAATTATTAATTACTATTTCAAAAGAAAGGTTTGAAGATTTTATAGCACCATTTTTGGGTGCCCTAGATGATGGTACAGGAGAGGGTGAAATTACATTATCAACTAGACCAAGAGAAGGAGATTTGGTTTATTTCCCTCTTGGACAAAGACTCTTTGAAGTAAAATTTGTAGAACACGAGCAACCATTCTATCAGTTAGGTAAAAATTATGTTTATGAATTAAAATGTGAATTGTTCGAATATGAAGATGAAATTATTGATACTTCTATTGATGAAATTGATAGACAGGTTGAAGATGAAGGATATATCACAACACTTAAATTAATTGGTGTTGGACAAACTGCATTGGCAACTGCATCAATCCTGGGATCAGTCAATTCTGGTTATGTTCGCCAAATTTTATTAAACAATGATGGTAGTGGATATACCTCAAATCCAGTCGTTGCTATAAGTAGTTCTCCAACAGGATTGTCGGGAGATAATGCCACAGCAGTTGCCATTACAACAGTGCGTGGTGGTGTTAGATCTGTTGAAAGGATTTACTTAACAAACGCTGGTGCAGGATATACAGTTCCACCAATCATAACTATTTCTGGAGGTGGTGGAACTGGAGCAGCTGCTACTTGTTCTATTGAGACAACATATAGAGGTGTGGTTAGATTCACTGTAAATGATGGTGGTGTTGGATATGGAACTGCACCAGTTATTACAATTTCTGCACCTGGTGAATTGGCACTCAGTGGAGTAGGACAAACCGCCGTTGGTATTGCATCGATGGGAATAGTTGGAACTAATAATGTTGTAAGAGCAATATATATCGCAAATCCAGGATTTGGATATACAGGTACTCCAACTGTAACTATTGCAAATCCAGAAATACTGACAGGAATAGGAACCTATCAATTTAATGAAATTGTAAGAGGTTCCAGATCTCAAACAAGAGCAAGAGTTAAGAGTTGGGATACCGATACAAAGATTCTTAAAATTTCTAATGTTGGGATTGGTGAGACACAATCCGCATTTTTCCCAGGAGAAACCATTATTGGAACGGAGTCAGGAGCATTGTATAGTGTTCAAGGATATGAGCAAATGGATACATATGATAAATATAGTCAAAATGACGAGATTGAAGAAGAAGCGGATCTCATTATAGATTTTTCAGAGTCAAATCCATTTGGTAATTACTAATGCTAGGAACTTATTATTATCACGAAATTATAAGAAAGACTATTATAGCTTTCGGAACACTTTTTAATCAAATTCATATTCGCCATAGTGAACAAAATGGTACGAATTTTAGTGATATGAGAGTGCCTATTGCATATGGTCCAAGACAAAAATTTCTGGCAAGAATTCAACAACAACCAGAATTGAATAAAGCAACTCAAATTTCGTTGCCAAGAATGTCTTTCGAAATGACTTCTATTCAATATGATCCAACAAGAAAAACAAGCGTAACACAAACTTTTAAAACTTGTGATGACGGTGGGAAAATTAAAAAAGTTTTCATGCCCGTACCTTACAATATTGGATTTGAATTAAATATACTAACTAAACTTAACGATGATGCTTTACAAATAGTAGAGCAAATTTTACCATATTTTCAACCAGGATTCAATTTGACAATAGATTTAGTGGATTCAATTGGAGAGAAAAGAGATATTCCAATGATCCTAGAAAATATAAATTTTCAAGATGACTATGAAGGAGATTTTTCAACTCGAAGAGCTCTAATTTATACATTAGGATTTACCGCAAAAACTTACCTGTTTGGTCCCATTGCAGAAAGTTCTGATGGACTTATTCGTAAGGTACAGGTTGATGTTTACACTAGCACTGATACTGAAAATGCAAAGAGAGAATTGAGATATACCGTAACACCAGATCCATATAACGCAGATCCAGATGATAATTTTGGATTTGATGAGGAATGGACTTTCTTCTCGGACGGAAAAGAATATAGCCCAACTCGCAAAGTTGATATTTAATTAGTATGTCAGATAATTACGATAAGTTGGATGAAGCTCTGAATATTAAGAGTGATATTGTTAGTGTTGAAAAGGAAGAACCTATTTTAAAAGTAGAAACTTCAAATCATACTGACATTAAAAAAGATTATGAATATACAAGAGCAAATTTATATTCTCTTATAGAAAAGGGGCAAGAAGCAATTAATGGAATAATGGAACTTGCCGGTGAAGGAGGAAGTCCTCGTGCATACGAAGTTGCTGGGCAGTTAATTAAAAGTGTTGGTGATGTTACTGACAAACTTATTGATTTACAAAAGAAGTTAAAAGATGTCGAAGAGGATGTTGTAAAAACAACCAACAATGTTACTAATAATGCGGTTTTTGTTGGATCAACTTCTGAATTATCTAAATTACTCAAACAAGGTTTTCTAAATAGTAAGGAGTAGTTTTTTATTCAATGAGTTGGTCTAAGGATTATAAAAAATCAATAGACTGTGATAATCCAAAAGGATTTTCACAAAAAGCTCATTGTGCTGCACGTAAAAAGAGGCAGAGAGGTGAAGAAACCGCATCAAAATCTCCTTTTAGTGAGCAGAAAGAAAATCCAATCGTTGAGTTGGAATCTGGATTAAAAAAATTAGATAACACTTCTTATGACTCCATTGATAAATTAATGAGAAGTATTATGAAAAAGCATGGTATGTCTGCTAAGGAACTTCATAATGCTTTTGTAAATAAACATGATAAGACTCCCGATGATTGGATTAAAGAATTAGATGAAGGGACATTACATCATTGGTTTAAAGGTTCAAAGTCAAAAGGTGGAAAACCTGGTTGGGTTCAGGCAGATGGTTCACCTTGTGCCAATGAACCAGGAGAAACTAAGACACCAAAATGTTTTAGTAGTGGAAGACTAAGAGCATTAAAAAGAAAAGGTGAAAAAGGTGAAGCACTAATTAGATCTGCTGTTCGCCGTAAGAGACAAAAAGATAAAAATCAACAAGCAAAATCTGGTGCAACAAAACCAACTAATGTTGCAACTTTTGCAAAAGGTAAAAAAGATCCTAATTACATAAAAGCGGAACCAGGTATTAAAGAACAAATGGAACTCAACGAAGCAAAAAAAGATAAACCTGGAAAAGGTAGTGGGACAAAAGATGCCTGCTATCATAAAGTAAAGTCAAGGTATGATGTTTGGCCAAGTGCATATGCGTCTGGAGCACTTGTTAAATGTCGTAAAGTTGGTGCCGCAAACTGGGGAACAAAAACAGAAGAGACATCTCTTAATTATGATTGGGACACTCCAATTCGTGAGAGACCTGATAGATATTGTCCAAAATGTGAAAAACTTGAACTCAGGCATGAGTGTAGATATGGTCCAAGATATTGGGATATGTATTCAATGCCAGCAGAAGTAATTACAAATAAAAAAGATTATAAAACAACTATGCCTTATCCAGGACCAGATGCAGTGCTATCACCAACACCAATGTCTACCAATCAAATGAAATACAATATCGCAACTGTTCATCCAGCAAATGAAGAGAAAGATCATGAGTATTCAATGGCTCGTTCAGAACTTTCTACTGTTATTTCAGCTGTAAGAAGACTTCAGAAAAAAATGAAGGGTGAGGGTAATATTGAAGCATGGGTTCAATCAAAAATTACTAAGGCAGCGGACTATCTTGATAGTGCAGCAGATTATCTTGATAGTGGAGAATCTGATATTGATGAGGAAATCGTAGTTCAAGATTCAAATGGAAATGATTATGTTGAGTTTACTGACATTATCAAACCAGAACCTTTAAAACCAAGTCGTGGAATCGGCAGTGAAATTTTAGATGAGGCTGGAAAGAAGTGTTGGCCAGGATATAAGAAAAAGGGAACTCAAAAACTTTTCGGTAAAACTTATAACCGTTGTGTAAAAGAAGGTTATTCGAATTGGAGGGAAGAATTAGGAATATCTGAATTATTAGAAGATTGGCAAAAAGTTAATCGTCAAGATAGAACCGATGGATTAAGTCAAGCAGCGGTAGATGCTTATCGCCGCGAAAATCCAGGTTCAAAACTTCAGACTGCTGTCACTGAAAAGAAACCAAAAGGAAAGAGAGCAAAGCGTCGTGCAAACTTCTGCCGACGTATGAAAGGTATGAAATCAAAACTGACTTCTGCCAAGACTGCAAGAGATCCAGATTCAAGAATTAACAAAGCCCTTCGTCGTTGGAACTGCAACTAAAATGAAATCTTTTCAACAGTTTATTTCAGAAAGTATCACCATCAATGGTGACTTTAATGGAACTCTTAATGTAGGTTCCCCTCAACCAGAAGAAACCCAAGAATCATTCTTCGCAGATGTAGTTTGGGAAGGAAAGATGTATCGTTTAGAAGTAGAAGGTAAGATGCTTTCTAAAAACGAACTCGCAGAACAAATTCAAGGAGAATATCCCGGAGCAATTGTTCATAACATTTATCCCAGTCAGGTAAATACATCTAGAATTAAAAACGCACAAAGATATCAACCAGAAAGATTATCGTGGAGTGATTAATGGCTCAGTGGAATAAGACTACACAGGATTATCTAAATCAAGAAAGATCCCTTTTTGAAGTTAATATTTGTGCCGATAGATATGGCAACATTGATGGGTGTAATGGAACAGCAAGTGCTAATAGTGCATTTGGTGAAAGTATTGCTGTTCCAGTTACGCCAGTGCTGCAATTGGATGCACTGTATGGATTAGAAACAAATAAATTTGAAACATTTACATCAGGTACTGGCATTACAACATCAAATACCTTGATGAAAGCATCATCAGGAACTGGTGCTTATGGTTATAGTG